CGTGCAGATATTGATCTTGTATTACCTAAACTTGGAAAGTATAATAGTGATAGTATTATAGGTTTACCTATTAATCCAAAAGCTAAATCTGGACATTTAACGAGTCGAATGGTTTCACCAAAACGGAATATCAGTACGGAATATACAAAAGAGGCTGCCAAATACTATGCAGAAGAAATTATGAATGATAATGATTATACGTTTGACAAATCATTAACTTCAATTGGCGGTAGAGAGAAACGTGTTAATGTGGGTGATGAAAACAAACAATTCAAGACTCGTGGTATCAATAATCCTGAGGACATACCAACATTAATATCACAATCCGTAATTAAACAAGTCAATGAAAATCTTCAGAAACGTAATGAAGGTTTTAATTATGGAGGTCGTATCAACGGTGGTCGTAATTATTTGAAGTTTCTAGAGACAATGGCATGCAATTTAGATGAAATTAACGTAAATCCGGATATTACGCAACATGATGGTAGCGTTCAAGAAGTACACGCAGTTACTGCAATTGCACTTATTAGATGTTGCTTTGATCCTTGTGAGAAACTTGATAAATTATTTATATATATCTTATCATCGGTCATATTTCGTAGATTTGTGGTACCTGAATCAGGTATTATTTATGAAGTTACAAAAGGTCTATCAACTGGTCATGGATTTACAAGTTTAATGACAACTTTGGTTGCATATGGTACACTTTCAACAGCACTACATAAAGTTTGTTCAAAAGAAGATTTATTAGATACTCGTATATTAAATGCGGGTGATGACATGACAGCTAAATTTAAAACGAAGTATGTAGATAAGTTATATCAAGAAATTAAGGAGAATAGTGGTTTTGACTTCGATGATATACGTGAACATTGTGGATATTTTGCTGCTAAAGGGACTAATGGTCTTAATTGTACTTTTTTGAAGAAGAAATACAATAATTTCTCATGGAATGATAAAGAATTATTCGCTAATTTACTTACTCCTACAATGAAGACAAAGGGCTTTGGTAGCAAAATAGGTAATTTAAAGCAGATGATATTACAAGCACCGTTTGACCGTGATTTAAATAATAAGTTAAAGACTATAATGGTCATGCATACATTTAACGATTATGCTGAACGTTATAGGCGTAGGACGTTAGTTAATAGAAGAGTAAATCATTTATATAATAATTTCTTGACATATTTAGCTAAAACACCTGGATGTATTTACGATCCATTGATATATCTACGTAGGTTAAGACGTAAAACAGGTAATTTTGATATTTGGTGTCACCAATATCAAGATTACACTAAGTTCAACGTGATTGATTATTTGATATTTGAACTTGAAGAGTTAAACGTTGATATTAACACAAAGAAAAGGTGGTTTAATAAGCATCTACGACTTGAGTGTCATAGGGTAACTATGAGACTTGCAGTCTTTGACATAGGTAAAAAGAATACTGATCCAAAGGGTTTCTATTATAAGAATATCAAGGACTATAGGG